TTGAAAACAACGTTACAAAATTTAGATAAGATATGAGTTTATTAGATAAAGCGAGTTTAATTATAACTCCAAACGCATACAAAACAAGCAAATTATATTCAGTAGTTCCAAACACTACTTTTAAAAGAAAACGAACTTACTAAAAACACCCTTTTGGGTGGGAATATTGATATTGATTTATACATCCCTTGTATTGCAGACGCTCAAAGAATAAGACTTGAGGAAATATTGGGGGATACGTTATACAATAAGATTTGCTTAGACTTTGAAAACGATGACTTAATAGGGGATTATTTAACATTATACGAAGGTTACATTATACCTTTTTTAATTGCAGCTGCAGCGGTTGAGTATCTATTAATCGGAGCTTACAAAGTAAATAATAATGGTATTTTTAAAACGCAACCAGAGAACTCGGTTTCCGTTGATAAAACAGAGGTAGATTACTTGGTTAATAATATGCGTTTAAAATCTGAAATGTACCGTGATAGAATGTTCCGTTGGTTGTATCAAAATCATTTACCAGAGTACGTAAGTAGCTCTACAAATATCGTTAACCCGATGCGTTCCAATTTAATTTGTGGGAAGTGGTGGCTCGATAAACCATATTAAAAATATGAGAAAAACAGACAAAAGAACTGAGGAAAATATAAAAAAATTAAAATTATTTTTAAATGGCATCGACATTAAACTTACAGACAAAAAGAGGGGATACATTCAAACAAGTAAACTTCCAAATAAATAAAAACGAAGAGCCGTTAGATTTAACGGGTGCAATTATAAAAATGCAATTGCGTAAAGAGCCAGGAGGTTTGATTGCTTACGAGCCAACGTTATCGATTTTATTAGCTATTGATGGAACATTCGCAATTGATGAGCAAATTATCGACATACAAGCGTGCAATTATCAGTACGATATACAAATTACAACTTCAGACGATGAGGTTAATACTTGGGTTTATGGAATTTTTACAATTATAGACGATATAACACGATAAAATGGGAGATATTATAGACATAAATATTGAAACGGTACTCGAGGAGGTTACGATTATAGCTGAGCCAAATCAGTACGTTATTAATATTATTCCAAATGTAGGACCGGAAGGACCACAAGGACCGGAAGGACCACAAGGACCTCCAGGAAGTCCAGGTCTTTTTGCTCAAGTACTTCAAAGTAAATCCGTAACTTCTGGAGAAGGAGAAGACACTTTAATAGGCATAGGAGTTGGAACTTTAGAAGTACCCGCAAATGCTTTTAGTCAAGGCGATTCTTTTGTGGCTAAAATGTGCGGACAGTTAAGCTGTGCAAACAATCAAATAATTCATTTTAGAGTTCGCTCAAATGGGGTTGTTATTATAGACGCTTTACAATATACATTAGCAACCTGTACTAACAAATTTTTCGATTTAATATTAGATTTTACAATAGCAGAAATCGGAGGACCAGGAACTGGAAAACTATTTGCAAACGGAGTATTTACATATAATAAAAACGCTTCAAATGCGATTGAAGGAATTAACTTTGGATTGATTAGTAATACAGTTTTCGATACTACAGTTTCAAATGAATTAAGTATTACAGCGGAGTGGGTAACTTCAAACGTTGCAAATACAATACGATCACAAAATTTCACATTAACAAAAGTATATTAACAAATTAAATTATAAAAAAATGAGTGCAGATATTAGAACAGATTTTGATTACCAAGTGGCTGAGTTCGGAGACTTTGGTTTTAGAGTATTAACAGGAGCGTCAGTTGTTGGGGAAAAATTCTCAAGCGTTATGGCTTTACAAGACTCAACGATTACAATTACCTCAACACGTAAAGGAGATGCATCGGCATCGATTGCGTTAGTGGCTGGAATGGTAGTTTATGGAGACTTAGCAATTACGGCTTTAACTGGAAAGGTTATCGCTTACTTAAGAGGGGTATAATGTTAGGCTTAGGATTGGGGACTGGTAAAAGTTTAGTATTACAAACTTTTACAGCTATACTTATAAAAGCATTTAAGGCTCGAGTTGCTGCGGATAGCGGTATATTTGAAGCGGAAAGCTGTTTGAAAACAACGTTACAAAATTTAGATAAGATATGAGTTTATTAGATAAAGCGAGTTTAATTATAACTCCAAACGCATACAAAACAAGCAAATTATATTCAGTAGTTCCAAACACTACTTTAGGCGATATGGATGTAGTTCGTGGTACAACAGCAACGAGAGTAAATAGTGCGGGATTAATTGAAAGCGTAGGAGTTAACATTCCACGAATAGATTACACAAACGTAAGTTGCCCTACTTTATTAGTAGAACCACTTAGAACTAATTTAGCTTTAAATAGTGGTGGAAATTTAAGTACATACGGAACAGCTGTAAATGTTACTAATGCTTCAAGTTCTTTTAATTCATTTGTTAATGCAATACAATTTCCAAGTACAGCTTTAGCTTTAGCTTATAAATCAATAACTACAACAGTTCAAACTTATGCTATTTCTGCTTTTATAAAAATGGATGATAATTCAGTTCCAATACTTTCAGCGAGTGCTACGACAGGAAATATGTGTTTAGTTATATCGGGAGTCGTTGTTACAAATAATTTAAAAGTTGAAAGTTACGGTAATAATGTTTATAGATTAAGCGGAACAGCAACAAGTACAGGGGCTAATAATAACAATGGTGTACTTAGGTACGATACTCAAGTATTAAAATCTTTTAAAATTACAGGAATACAATTAGAAGCAGGAAGTTATCCAACTTCATATATTCCAACAGTAGCAAGTATTCAATCAAGAAACGCTGATGTAATATCTAAAACAGGAATAAGTAGTTTAATAGGGCAAACAGAAGGGACTTTGTTTGTAGATATTTATATTAGAGATAGAAATAATCAAATATCAGCTTCTATTCAAAGAGATGGAGCTGTTAATGCAATTTATATTTCACAACAAAGTAGCAAAGCTAATTTTATAGTAATAGCAAGTAATTCATCAAAATTAAGTTATTCAAATGAAGCTTTTTTAATAGGTAGAAATAAAGCTGCAATAACATATAATATTAATGGAACTTTTAAAGTATTTTTAAATGGTGTTAAATTAACACAAACTTCAATAAGTTCATTTACATTTAGCAACGCATTAAGTTCTTTACAACTTTATGATGATGGTTATTATAGTCTATCTAATACTTCTTATAATAATTCAACACAACTTTATAAAACAGCTTTAACAGACACAGAATGTATCACATTAACAACCCTCTAAATGATATACAAATTAAATTACACAAACAAAGAAACTGCAATGGCTGATTTATTAGCGAAAGTAGTTTATATTGAAACAGAAAAAGGACTTATTTACGGACAAGGTATTCACGCAGTTGTTGAAATTGGTAAAATAGTTCTAACAAATGGAACATACGATGCTGATTTTAAAGAAATAACTGCTCCAATATTTGCTGATGGATATGCTTACGATGTTATGAGTGAGCAAGAAATAGACTTTGGAATAAATGAGATATTCCCAAACAATCCAGTACACGGATTTGCAGGAGTTTAACCAATTAAAGAAATAGATATGAAGCAAGATATAATTTTTGAGTGAGTAAAGAGCAATTTGATATAATATTAAGTAAATGGATTTCTCGCAAGTTACTTGTTTTTATAGTAGCGTGTGGGGGTTTGTTTAGCGGACAATTAACCTCAAGTGATTGGGTTATAATTGCAACTGCTTACATAGGAATAGAAGGAATTACAAACATAGTTGAAAGATTAAGAAAATAATGGATAATTTAGAGCAATTAAGCAGAGACATAAAAGAAATTAAACAAGCCCTTTTAGGAAGTGAATTTAATAACTTTAAAGGAATGGTTTCCCAAGTTAAGGAAATAGACGACAGAGTTGAAAATTTAGAAGTTTTCAAAAACGAGATTTCTGTATACGTAAATCAGTTTAAAGTTGCTTTTGTGATTATATTCGGAGCTTTAATTACTCTACTTTTTAAAATATTTTCAATAAAATGAAATTAAATAATGCCGGTTATTTATTAATTACAGAATTTGAGGGTTTTAGCTCAAAACCTTATTTATGTTCTGCAAAAGTTCCGACCATTGGATACGGCTCGACATTTTACGCAGATGGTTCAAAAGTTACAATGAACGACAAGCCTATTTCCAAATATTTAGCCTTTGAAATGTTTAAAACCATAGCGGATAAATTCGCTTTGGGAGTTTTAAAGTGTGTTAAAAAAGAAATAAATCAAAATATGTTAAATAGTTTAGTATCTTTGTGCTATAATATTGGAATTTCTAATTTTATGAACAGTACTTTATTAAAAAAAGTAAATGCAAATCCAAACGACAAAACAATCTTTGCGGAATTTTGTAAATGGAATAAAGTAGGTAAAAAAGAAATTGCAGGATTGACAAAGAGGCGGAATAAAGAAGCCGTCAATTATTTTACTTAACTAAAAAAATAAAATATGGCTTATAACCAATGGAATGATTACACAAACATTATTTTAAAAGCATTATCAGAGCCAAGTAATATTTTAATCGCAAAGTCAATAATTCCAAATGGGGATAAGTTGCAATTAGATAGTTTGCGAAAATATGTAGGTAAAATAAGAAACAATCAAGGCGTTTTAGATGCTTGTGATAATTTAGGAGTTGATCCAACAACCGCTCCAATGATGTGGTTAAAAACAAAGACTGAAAGTATAAGAGTTACAAATCCTTTATTTGTAAAAGCAGAAGAAAAACAATTTTCTGATTTAACAGAAACTTTAATTAATGATTTACAGCAATATGCTCCGAAGTTCCCAAAGTTAAAAAGAATTAAAAACAAAGACTCGTATTTATTAGTCATTGATCCAGCGGATATTCATATCGGTAAACTTTGCTCGGCTTTTGAAAGTGGCGAGGCTTATAATAATCAAATAGCGGTCCAGAGAGTACTCGAAGGAGTCAAAGGAATACTTCAAAAGGTATCGAGTTTTAATATTGATAAGATTTTATTCATTGGAGGTAACGACATTTTACATATTGACAGTCCTTTGCGTACAACTACAAGTGGAACGCCTCAGGATACGGATGGAATGTGGCACACAAATTTTTTAATTGCGAAACAACTTTATACAGACGTTTTGGAATTGCTTTTAGGAGTTGCCGACGTTCATTTTACATTTAACCCAAGTAATCACGATTATACAAATGGCTTCTTTTTAGCTCAAGTAATTGAGACCTATTTTAAAGAGTGCAAAAATATTACATTCGATACAAGTATCGCACACCGCAAAGGTTTTAAATACTTTAATAACCTTATTGGAACTACTCACGGAGATGGAGCGAAACAAATGGACTTACCTTTGTTAATGGCTGTTGAATTTCCAATCGAATGGAGCCAAACAAAGCATCGTTATATTTATACACATCACGTACACCACAAAACGAGCAAAGATTATGCAGGAATTACTATCGAAAGCCTAAGAAGTCCAAGCGGAACAGACTCCTGGCACCATCGCAATGGCTACCAGCACGCTCCGAAAGCGGTAGAAGCTTTTTTACATTGCAAAATTAACGGACAAATCGCCAGAATAACACATATATTTTAAAATTATGATATACAATTTTATTTGCAAACTTAAAGGAGTAGATTTAAAGTACAAAGTTGAGGCTGAAAACGTAACCGATGCAATGATTAAGGTACGAAATCACATTAAAAATGCGGTGGAAATAACAGAAGTACAAAAAATTGAGAAGCCTCAATCGGATTTTATAGATTTTTTTAACGAAACAATACTTAAAAAATGAGATACTTATTTATATTATTATTATTAGTTGGTTGCGGAACACGTAAAGTGAACAAAAGCAATACCGAAACAAAAGAAAAAAGCGAGATTACAATAGTAGATTCCGTAAAAGTTGCGATTAAAACCGACTCAAATACTGAAATTCATACAAATGAATTTACAATCGAGCCAATCGATACTATTAAACCGATTATTATTATAGATAGTCAAGGCAAAAAGACTTCAATCCTAAATGCAAGGATAAAACACAAACACGAAATAAGCCGAAATAAGACACTTAAAAATGAATTAGTACAAAGAAGTACTAAAACAAATATTAAGGCAGAAAAACGCACTCAAATCGAGGTTAAACAAGTAGAACGCAAAGAAAGTATAATAACATCGCTTTGGTGGTTATGGCTTTTGATTATTTTAATAATTACGTATTACGTTAGTAGAAAATTTCGCCTATTTTTTTAGTACTTACTGGAAAATTTATACTCGATTGCATATAATTTAATCTTTTAGTGGAAAATTATACCCTATTGCATATAATTATTATACGCAAATACCCGTAATTATACGTAAATACCTATAAAGCATAAATGTTAAATAAATGTTAAAGTTTAATTAAATAGTATTTTATTAATAAAGTAGTTATATATTTGCACTCAGATAACAACAAATAAATAACACTATGAAAACTTTTTTATCAAAACAAAAACACCAGATTACATTTATAGCAATCGCTGCTGTATATTTTTTAACTCAATTTTTACGATAATTATGAAAAATTTATTAGAACGGTTAAAGCCAGAGTATTTAGAATTATTAGAAGTAGATGCAATTAAATATCCTTATATGGTTCAAGGAATTAAAAGAGATTTAAGACAAAATATTTCCTTTACTAATTTATCGGTTGGATCAGCTCTTCAACTTTGTACAGTTTGCAAAGTAATTATGGGAGTTACAGAGCTTAACAATTTATTCGAAGCAAATGAGTAACGAGAGAAACGCTGGAAGGAAAGCCAAATATAAAATTGGTACAATCACAAAGAAGCTTCAGGATTTAATCCCAATTGAAGCCGAAACAGAAATCAAACAATCAATAAATAAAATCACACAAAAATGGAAAACAAAGCAAAATTAAAAGAGGTTAAAAAGTTCGATAAGTGGATGAGAAAAACTGTACAATCAATTCACTATTCAAACAACGAAAAAATGTGCAACGCTTATTTAAAA